TTATTTAGTAAATTAGCTAAAATTTTACATTCTGGTCCTTCTGGCATTATAGAGTTTTATATTTTTTATTTTTATATAGAAAAATAATGGTATCTTCCGATTCTTTCCTTTTCTTTAACATTTTTGATTTTGGTTTAGGTGTTTGAATGGCTGGCAAAGTTGGGTTTGGTGTTAAAGTCTGGTTTGGTGTTAAAGTCTGATTAGATGTTTGATTAGGTTTATCCAAAATAAAAAAGTCATCTTTAGAAAGACAAATCCTTTGGATATTACCACAAAGGTTGTCTTCTGTATCATTTATATCATTTATATTTATTAAAGGTTTCTTAATTATTAATTGCATTACTTGATTGTAAATATTATTAAAATTAATAAATGCAATTTTTATAATTATATTTAAGAACTAAATTTTAATTTAATAATATATGAATAATGAGCCTTTACAACACGGTGGTAGTGAAGTATATACCCTTAAATATTTAGAAGAAGATTATTCGGTAACTACAAATTTTATGGGACCTTCTCAAAAGGGGTTAAATAATGTGATGAAAAATATTAGTTCAATTAACCATTATCCACCTACTGATAAAAAATATTTTCAAAAGGGTTTATCTTTTTTAAAGACACAACCTGCAAATATAATTTGGGGTAATGGTGCTTCTGAATTAATAGATTTAACTATTAGATTTTTAGTTAAAAAATTTAATTATGTTTCTTTTTCCAAAGGAGAAGAAACTCAATTTATGGAATATGAAAGAACCTGTTTGAACAATGGACTATATAGTGATAATGATAAGGGAGATATATTAATAATAATTAATCCTAATAATCCTACAGGAAAATTTATGAATTCTAAAAATGAATATTTTTTAAAAATGATAGATGAAAAATTAAATTTTGGTGGTTCTTTAATAATAGATGAATCAATGATTTTCTGGTTAAATAAATGGGAGAAAGAATCAAGTATGTTTAATTATATTTTACATGAAATGTTGGAAGAAAAAGATGCTAATATATTTGTAGTTCATTCTTGGACGAAAATATTTAGTTGCACTGGAATAAGATTTGGTTCTATATGGTCACTTAACCCTTTTTTAATAAAAGAGATAGAAAACATTCAAGTTCCTTGGTCAGTAAATATTTTAGCTTATCATTATCTAGAAGGATGTTTAGATGATAAAGATTATTTAATTCAAACTAGAGATTTAACAAGTATTTATCGTCTACAAATGGAAGAAAAACTATATAATCTATTTCCATTCATAAGTATTTACGGTGAGAAATTTTTATCTTGGTTATGGATTGATTTAAAAAGCGAAGACTTGGTAAACAAAGTTTACCAAAAATTATACAGTAAAAATATTTTAATAAGAAGGGGTAAAATAGGATATAAGAAAAATACATTTATAAGATTAGCTGTTAGAAATGAAGAAAAAAATGATATCCTATTTAACTGTTTAGAAGAGTTAAAAAATAATATATTTAAACCTAACGTTCCATTTAAAATTGAAAATGATATTATTTATGGTATGGTAAATATAAAATATGAATATTTATTACAACATGAAAATATAATTAATGAAAGAAAGGATAACTTGAAAAAATATTTGGAAAATAATGATTATTTTATTTTACCTTCTATAATAGCTTGTTCTAAGACTTTAATGATAATTGATGGTCATCATAGATTAGATATTTATAAAGAAAAAAATATAAAAGAAATTCCGGTCTTATTAATTAATTATGACAGTCCTAATATTTGGACTCACGATATGAAACCAATTGATAAAGATGAAATTATAGAAAGCGCTAAAAGTGGATGGTTATTACCACCTAAAAGTACAAAACATATGATACTTGACACTAAAAATGTTCTAAGACCATTGATATCAATTTCTGTACTAATTGATTTAACAAATTTACAAAATTAATATAAAAATATAATCTAATTTAATGCTTACAGATTATTGGTGGGTTTTTATTTTAGTAATTTTTGTAATTATGTTATGTTATCCTAATAAGGTTGAAAAAATGAAGAATACAAAGAAAAAATTAAAAAAAATAGATTTTAATCCAAATGTAATTTTGACTAATTTGCCTACAATAACTTCTCATTTTGTGGGATTAATATAAAAAAAATTTTATAAATTTTTTTTATTCTAACAATTTCTCAACAGTAATAATTAAATTTCCAAATGGTGTTTTATCTAAAGCTTTAATAAAATAGTCAACTTCCTCTTCATTTCTAAAATCGATATAAGCTGTAGAACTTTCACTATAATTTAATACTTTTAATCTTTTTACCGTTCCCCATTCGTATAATAATTCTAATAAATCTTCTTCAGATAAATCCGTTGGTAGATTTGTTATTTTGGCTTTACCATATTTTGTATCTCTCGTGTATTCTCTCTTAAAATATGGCTTATCTTCTGTTTGATGTGTTGTCTTAGTAATATCTGATGATTTATTATAATAAGTTTTCTTTTCTGATGTTACATCTATTTGTTTTGGTGTTTCTACTTCCATTAGTTTTTCAATAGTGTTAGCTCCATCTTTACCACATTTGATGGTTAAATGATTACCTTTGCATTTTCTACATATAATTTTGCTGTTTTCCATTGTATATAAAATATTATTACTAATAATCTTTATTTCATTTTTTTTAGGACAAAAAAATTGATACTAAAATTCTTAAATAATTAATTTATATATTAAATGTCTGCTAATTCAGAAATAATCTTTAAAATTAATGTTAATGATTTTCCAATGTTAAAAGCTTTAAAAAAGAAAGATTTAGATAGAACTATTTATGATATGTTTTTGATTGGATATAAAACTTATTTTCCAGATAAAGATTTAACAAAAAATAGTATTGAAATAAAAGAAATGTCTATTAAAATAGAAAATTTAAGAAAACAAATTGAAGATTCTGATTCTGGTATTGCTGAAAAAATTGGTGAAAAGTTAGACCCTTTAAATTTAAGTTTGAATAAATTACTAGGACTTCAATCTGCTTCTTCTAAAAAAGGAGAATTAGGAGAAAATATTATTCAAAATGCTTTTTCTACTAGATACGGTGATTTAATTTACGAAGACAAAAGTAAAGTTGACCATTGTGGGGATGCTTGGGTATTCTTGCCTGATATGAAGAGAATATTGGTTGAAATTAAAAATTATACCAATACCATAAACAAAGGAGAGGTAGAAAAAATGGAAAATGATATGAAATTTAATCATATTAGGTTTTCATTATTTTTAAGTTTAAATGCTCAAATCCAAGGATTTAGAGATATGGACTTTCATACGTTTTCACACAATGGAGAAACCTATTTTTCCATTTTAGTATCAAATTTAAGTAATGATATTTGTAAATTAGATTTGGCATTTAGTATGATTCGTAAGTTAATAGAATTAATGAGCAATCCAGATAAATTTCCTTGGATACAAAACAAAATAAAAGAAAATTTGAGTAGAGTAAATGAAATTGTTAGTAAGAATTATCTGTTGAGAGAAAACTTTTATATTTTAGAGAAATCTATTCATAGCTCTTTAGATATTTATCATAAGGAAATAAGAGATTATCAATATGAAATGGAAATAGCGGTTCAAAAATTAACTCAGGATATAAATTCAACAATGGACCAATCGTTAGTTGAAAAAGTAGCAACTACCAAAGATTTAATAGTTATCCATAATAAGAAAAAGATTTATTCAGTAGTAAGTCATATTGGTGATATAATTGAAAAGAAGAAATGGGAATTAAAAATTAATAAAGAAAACAAGTATGATATCTTTATTAAAAACGAATTAATTGGAAGCTTTGAAGTTCAGTTAAAGAAAACAACATTAAACTTTCCTAAAATTCAGTTGGATTTAATATTTAATGCTGGTAATAATAAACAAAATAGTCAAAATTTAATTCTTTTGGAAAAAATTAATTATTGATATATTTATTTAATCTTATTTATTTTTACATTTAGACTTTTATTTATTTTTTCTATAATTTCATTATTTTTATAGTCTTCAATATAGTTAATCTCCTTAACCCCTGAAACAATTAAAAGCTTGTAACAATTTATACAAGGATAATGAGTTATAAAAGCAATAGAATTTTCTGTTAAAACCCCTCTTTTAGCACAATCAGCAATACAATTTTGCTCCGCGTGACTAGTTGCTTGTTCGTGATTATCTATAACTATTGATTCGTGAGGCGCATCCGGTAAGAAACCATTGTAGCCAGTAGCTATAATTCTATTATTTTTTATTAGAACACATCCAACTTGTAATCTTGAACAAGGTGAACGTTTGGCAACTAATTTAGTCAAATCCTTAAAATATTCAATCCAGGAGATTCTATTCATTAAAATAATCTATGAATATTAGTTTAAATGAAATTTTATCATAAATAAATTTTTTATTCTATCTATAATTAATGATTAAAAATACTTTAATAATTTTGATACTATTAATTATCGTTGCTTTATTTTATTGTTTTTACTACAAAGAAAATTTTACTGGAAATGATACCCGTATGAAACAAATTTTTGGAAATAGAGGTCAAGATGTTAATAAAAGAAATGAAGTTCATCACTCATCAGCTTTAGAAATAGGTACAGATGAAGATGATAATAAAGTTTTCCAATTTAGAGGTAAAATGTTTAAAATGAATGAGGACAATGTATTAGAAGTAAATGACCCCAAAAAAATTAATTATAAAAAAGTTCCAATCAAATTACCTATTATGGTAACTGATAAATTAATTAAATCAAAGGTACCATTGAAATACGATGGATACACTTTTATGGGAATAGCTAGTAATAAATATTACAAACAATATTATTTAATTTATGAAAAAGAATATAAAGACCCTGATTTGAAAGATTTCAAGGATAAATTATATAGTTATTTATTAATGAAAAATGACAGTGGAAAATTAAAAACTATTCATAACACACCTCCAAGAACTAGAATTGAACCTGGAGATAATGTTTATTTTAGTTATGGAAATTTCCAATTAGGACCACTTACATTTATATAAATAGTATTATTATTATTTATAAAAATATTTTAAGCTGTTTTTTGTATTTCTATCTTTTCTACATTTTCAAGAGGATTAATATCTTGAACTATAAATGTTCCTTGATAATTTACAGGGTAAGCTCCAACCTTTGTAATTAAAACATTATAGTTATCATCTATTTCAAAAGAAGTAATTTTATCAAAATCATTTGTTATTCTTATAGGAAGTTTTTGTGATCCCTCTAAACTATAAACACCTTCATCTAATATCAAAGGCTCTTCGTCATTAAAATTTATTTTAAAAATATTTTGTTCTTTAAAATATTCATATTTGTTCATACACAATAATATTAAAGTTATAAGTCCTGATAAGAAAAGAGATATTTCAATATTTTCATGTGCTCTATAAGCAAATCCAAAAGTAAGTAAAAATATAAATATACCATTTCTAAATATCTTTTTAAAATAAGACAAATAAGATATATCATATATATTTACAAATGATATTAACACAATCACCATTGTTAATTGAAAATTTTTGTCACATACTTGGTCCATATAATCTATGTTAGAAATTTAATTTATAATTTTTAAACATATTTTCTAGCATGAGACCATTTAGTTGCTATCCATTTTTGGCCTGAAGTTACAATATTTGCTTTGTGTTTAGATTTAAGTAATAATTTCTCATTTTCATCGGTGCTCCAAAACAAAATACCTTTTCCAACTTCTGGTTTTATTTTCAACCCTAATTCTACAAATTCAGTTTCTCCATCGGTATAATCAGTATTTAAATAAACTAATAATGTTGCTCTTCTTTCACCGGAATAATTATTTATTTTATCACAAAAAGCTTTTTCATGTACACAAGAATCGTAATGTTCTAAGAAGGTTCCATTTGGTTCATAATAAGCAACTTGGGTTAATTCTTGATTTTCCATAGGTAAACCAGTAATCAATTCGGAAAATTTGGCTAATTTCATAGTTATTTTTGATTCCGCGTCAGATATCCAAGCTTGTTTACTTCTACGATAATTGGTATCTAAAACATCAGTTTTAGCGGTACCATATGATAAAATATTACTATCTTCTAAACCTTTATTTCTGGTATATTCTATTAATTGTTTGCATTCTTGTGAAGTTAAAATATTAGATATTTCTAAAATTTCATAATCTTCATAATGATGTTTTTTAATTTTAACATCATCAAAATTTTCAAAATTTTCTATTTTAATGCTAGTATATAAATAGATGATGATTACTAATAAAAATAATATTAAAATTATTTTATATATTTTAGTATCATAATTCATATACAATAACTTATAAAAAACTTATCATTTATTTTATTTAAAAATATTATAAAAATATTTTAAAAATCTAATTCTAATTAATGAATAGTCAGGATAATAAATTTATGAAAACTAAAATTCATATGTTTTATGTAGGATTAGTTTTATTAGGCGCATTTAATTGGGGTACGACTGCTTTAGGTTTTAACTTGGTTGAAAAACTAAATAATTCTTTTAACAATTTAATAGGCAGAAAGACTAATTTAGACAAATTTATTTATATCTTTATTGCGATATCAGCAATTATATTAGCATTCCAAAAGAAAACTTGGTTACCCTTTTTAGGAGAAGGAGTTTTCCCTTCAAGTGCTTTAGTACCTAATAGAGTTAATAAAAATGGTACTTTATCGATAGATATTAAAGTAACACCAAATACTCGCATTGCATACTGGGCAAGTAAAAAAGTAGAAGGTAAAAATATACCTAATGTAAAAGAAGCTTATGGTGATTTCTCTAATTCTGGTGTTGTTATTTCTGATAATGATGGTAATGCTTCATTATTAATTACTCCTAGCACTGCATATATAGTACCTTCTGGGCGTAAAATTCGCAAACACGTACACTATCGTGAATTAGACCAAGAATGGGGAATGATTGGTAAAGTACAAACAGTTTATTATTAAACAAAATTAAATTAATTTTATTTAATAAACAAAAATAAACAAAAATATTTAGCGCCGAAACCGGACAAGAGGAGGAGCCAAAGACGCAACTGGAAAACCAGGTGCAGGTCCGGCAACCATACCTCCCCGAGGAAAACCAGGTGCAGGTCCAGCAACCATAACTCCGTGAGGAAAACCAGGAAAGCCAGGCATCATACCCGGATGACCAAAAAGGACACCAGGTGGAAGTCCAGGGAAAGCACCAGAAGGTACTGGTACTACACCCATAACACCACCGTGATTAACAGGCAGGAAAGCAATACCTCCCGGAAATCCGCGTGTGGCAGCGGAATGGTGTGGAGTACGTTCGCGGTCAGCACGTTCACGAGCCTCACGGTCAGCACGCTCACGAGCCTCACGGTCAGCACGTTCACGAGCCTCACGGTCAGCACGAGCGGCACGTTCGCGCTCAAGACGAAGACTATCCTGTATAATCTGCTCTTCAGCAATCTTGTTCGCTAACTCTTCGTCCGTCTGAGTAGTTCCATCAACAACAATAGAGCGGTGGTAGACGGCACTCTTTTCCTGGCGGATTTGCTGAAGCTGGTCCTTAGTATTCTTAATTTCCTTAAGATAAGTGTTAAGCTTAGTAGTATTACAACTTGGATGGGACATCTAAAATTTATTATAACCATTAATTAGTTTTTTTTTCAATTTTTTTCATTTTTTTTAGGAATGACATTAAGTTCTTCACTAAATAGTTTAATAGCTTTACTTAGAGCAATTTTATCCTCTTCTTCGTTATAATAAATTAGGAAAAAGATGTATAATAAAAACCAGTTCTCAAGAAGTATTCAAAAAATATACAGGTATATTTTCAATATCAACTGAAGGTGTTTTAGGTTGGGATTTATATGATAAAGGTGGTATTGATAGTAATAGATTATATGATTTTTTACAAGAACATATAACAACTAAATTTAAAAATAAATTAATAATTTTAGATAATGCAAGTTCTCATAGAAATGCAAAAATCAAGGAATTAGTAAATAAACATAATAATTTATTATATTCTGTTCCTTACCAACATTTTACAAATTCCATAGAAAACTTCTTTAGTATGTTGAAATCAAGATTACAAAAATTAGAAGGATTAAAATATGAAGAATTAAAGAAAAATATAGAGAAAGTAGTAAGAGAAATACCAAAAGAAAAATATATAAATATTATTAGAGGAACATATAAACGACCATTAGGATTTATAAGGAAAGCATCTAACAGAACAAGAAAATTAAAGAATTATAAATAACACATTTAAAAAGTCGGCGTTTTAAATGTGCAAAGGTGTA